ATTTGGTCGTGATCCTACAGACGGTAGACTTGCAGTAATGGACAAGTATATGTGGAACAAAGGCGTACTTGCTAAGAGTGTAGATGAGTGGAAGCAATACGACAGCACCAAAGCATCTGGTGGATTGCGTGGAGACTTGTACAACAAACTAGCACAGATTTGGCCAGGACTAGACGCAGTCACTAAAGGATCAGGATTTTATTGGGGCGACTTGTTATACGCTGGCAAGTTAGAACCACAAGGTGGGTCATATAATTTTAAACCGAATACCGTTGAGTATCGCATACCGGTTAACAGCAACTTAGGTAAGCTAGTGGGCAATAGCACAGGAGGTATTGTAGTACATCAGAAGTTTGACGAGTTAGGCGGAACTAGCTCACAATGGGATGGCAAAGGCCTTGAAAATGTACCTGGTGCTGTAGCAGTATTAACACCAAGTGCAGGGCTACGTTTTGAATTAAAACAACCTGTGCAGTTAGAAAAACGTGCCAAAGCCGCACTACAGCAACACGGTAAGGCTGTTGATGATTTACTTGCGCAGATACCAGCTAGTACTGTCCAACAAATACAACGCTACTTTAATCAATTTGTTACAGGACAAACCAAACAACCACTGTACACATGGCTAGAAGGCAACACCAGTGCTAAACAGTATCAAAATCTAGTTGGTGATGATTATAGTGGGTTATTATTTGCCAAAGATGCACAAGGTAAAACAGTTGCTAGTCCAGGCTATGATGGACTCAACACTATATTCAGTGCTATACTACAGTACAAACAAAATCTACACGATCAGCTGGATTCACAAATTGAAGGATTTGGGCAATTTGTAAACAATCAACCTGCAGGCGAAGGTTTTGTATTCCCGACTCCGCAAGGACTAGTCAAAATAGTCGACCGTGCTGGCTTCAGTGCCGCAAATTTTGCCAAGTAATTAATTTTTTACGCAATTTGATAAATATTTGTATGCGATATTTCGCACTAATATTAGGAGAATTAAAATGGCAGGATTAACAAAAGTAAATGGTGATAGTAATCCAGTAGTAAACGTTGGAAACGATATCACACAAAACGCAAACGCAACAATTATCAACACAGGTATTGCATCACCAATCGATGCATACAACATTCAGTTTGTAGCTGGTGACATTTCAGGTGAATTAGCACGTGGTACTAATGGAACAGCAGGTGCTGTTGAGACATTGTTGACTGCAATTGCCGCAAATGCAACAGTTATAGCATACCAAGCTGACCTAGGCGCAACAGCCGCTAACTCACAAGTTAGTGTTGTTCTTGAGCGTAGTTCATGGGAAAGTGCAGCCGCTATGCAGGTAGCATTACGTGCAACATTGGCAGCAAACATTGGTGCTAACGGTCCAATGACAACAACCACAATGGATGTTCGTGACGTTGGTATTAAACTAGCCGCTAGTTAATTAACTTAACTAACAGCAGTAAACAAGAAAGGTGCTCCGGCACCTTTCTTTGTGGCTAAATATTCTTGGAGACAACTTATGGCAGGAATAACAAGAAGTTCAGGATATGAATTTGCAGGGTCAACAGATACACTGTATCGTTTTGGCGGTAGTGTACGTTTCTTTAAGATTGATACAGGCGTTGACTTACGATTCGAAGACGATGGGTCCGACGAAGCATATGAAGCAATACTACAGTCTATACCTGGTTTATTAGCAGTTAGTTCAGTTGGCGCAACTGGAACGGTGCATGTATGTGTCGAAGCACATAGTTGTCTAGACGCTCTTCCTTTACAACAACAAATACAGTCTATAGGAACATCAAAAGGTGCTGTAAACCTTGGGTCAACTACTGTAATAGAAGGAACAAGTTTCGTTGTAGCATAATGTTGTTATAAATATTTTTATGATATTTTACACAGCATTTACGTTAGTAGATATAACCCAGACCGGTATTACTAGGAATCGCAAAGGCGAAGAGAAACAGCGCCATCAGCAACGAAATTGGGAAACAGTACTGCAAGTGATAGGCCTAAGGGCTCAACCACAGATGATTGAAGGCCCATATGATAGCGAATATGAACTCACAGACGGTGGAATTTTTGGAGAAATGTTCCGGGGCAAACACATGGTCTGGTATTTCAGTTTTGGCGTTGACATCGCAGACACATGGAAAGACACCAACGAAAATCCAACAGGTTTATTGGACAAAGACTTTGCAGAAGTGCCAATCATACAAGGACTTAACGAAACAGCAAAGTTCATGTTGCCCATATTCTATCCTCATGGCGCAATCAAAAACATACACTTTATTAACCAACGTGTAACTATATAAATAATACATTAACGGCACTTTACAGGCACACTTTATGGCATTTATTATGGACAAATTCACAGAACCCTCTTTTGAATTAGAGAAATGGAAAAACAAATGGCAGAAAGTGAAAGAAAAGATCTCGAGGCGCACGTTGATCTATGCGCTGAAAGGTACAAAACGTTGCACAAAAAACTAGACAAACTCGACGACCGACTTACTGGTGTAGAAGAGCATATCATATACATACGGGCGAAGTTGTCTGAATTTAAAACCATAGGCGAAGCAGCCAGCAATGAATCCAACAAAACATTGATTGGTGTAATGACTGCTGTTGGCGCCGCATTGCTCGCAGGTTTAATTGCCACTATTGTTCAACTAACCATAAATTAATATGAAGATCATAGAATTAGTAAATAAAGTAAGCCTGCCTATTACAAACGAAGAGTCGGATGTATTAGGCCAATTCCAGGAAAAACCTGTAATTAGAAAAGCCGAACTAAACGAAAGACAACAAGAATTAGCAAACTCACTTGTTAATAAAGACATATTACTAAGACAAACAAATGAAGAAGGCAAGATCATCTACAAAAAACGAAAAGGCATTAGCTGATATAGTACTCAACTTGGGAGTTGCGTACATCAAACGATTTACAACCAAAGAACTTAATAAATTTAAAAACAAACCTGTAGTTATTCCAATTGGTAATTACAGGTTTTTTGTTGGTCCGTATGAAGTTAACGGCATACACAAACACTGCTGGGAAGTATCTATAGACAAGGAAGTAGTACACTGTTTCTTGTCAAGATTAAATGCTATACTATATTGCTTAACCTGTGTTAAAGATCGTTATTGGCAAAGTCGTGACATACTTGAATGGGATAATAAGTTAGGCCATTTGAACTTAGATTTAGAATATTACACAAGAAGCATAAAATCAGCACAGAATGCCAATGATCGAGAAAGAAAAGAAATAATGTTAAATAGATATATTGATGCAAAACAGCGGCAAAAGCAAGCAGTAGACAAATTGAATAAAACAATAAAGTCGGCTAAATACATTAACTTTGGGAATATGAACAATGAGACTAACTGAAATGAACACCAAGCCTTCGGCTACTAAAATTAATAAAGTTATGGAAAGCCGCTTTGGCAACAAAATTGACTATAGCAAATTAGACTTTGAAAAGGCGTATAATTTAGCAACATCACTAAATGAAAGTCTTGACAAGATTAAAAACAGTCACGGTATACACAAAGCAGAAAAGAATCCAAAATACATGCACCTTTTAATGGTACGTGAGGGCATTCACAAGTGGATGGTTGAGAACAAAGAACAACTAATCCAAGAAAGTGAAATGGGTCGTAGCCAGGCTATACTAGCCGCTAAAGATATGGTTGACAGCGTACAGGACATGCTTGAAGATGTTAGCGAAATGGCTAACGAGCAAATGCCAGCACTACTTGACACAATCCGTGATCAGATTGGCATGACAGAAGCAGAAAACTTCAAGGCAAGTGTTGGTGGTATATTAGAATCACTCCAGGCTGCAATCAGTTCATCACGTGAGCAGATGGATAATGCGGCTCGTGCATTAGCAGGCGAAACAACAGAACAGCCAATGGACATGGCAGTAGGCAGTCCAGAAGCAGATATGGCTCCTCCAGTAGAAGCTGGCGAAGTTGAGGTTAGTGATGAGTTTGACGCTACAGAACCAGCTGTAGGTACAGACGAAGTTGGTCGCGAAAAGCGAGACTAATACATGAAAGTCAATGATATTGTTGTTGAGAATGTCATTGACGACATGCTCGAAGATGATGCAACGGATCACGAAAACGGTGCATTATTAACTATCTTATCTTATCTACAAAACAGAGCGGCTGATACTCACAAACAGCCACGAATACGTGCTGATAGCTTAATCAATCTTGTGCAGGCTGCTGGGTTCCCACAGTTTAATTACCAAACGCTACTAAACATTTCCAAAAACAACGAAAATGCTAAAAGCCTAATTAAAGATATCAAGGACGTAACAGTTAAAAGTAAAGACAACAAGGTTACGTTGGGACAAGGCGGCGAATTAGTAAAGTATGTTTATATCAACCCAGTAGATAGCAATGATTTAGATCTTGACTCCGAACAAGATAGTGCTCCTAAAACAGCGCCAGAGAAAAAAGTCGACTCGATGGCAAAACGGGCCGCAAAAGCTCGCCCTGAACTATAAAAGTTTGACATACATACAGTAGTCGTGTAATATACACTATTATTTGTGTCACTATGAAAATATTATTCTATCATTACGAAAGTAAGTTATACGACAAAGTTCTTTATTCTGGTATGAGCGTCTTTGCCAAATCGACCAGTCTTTATTTAAAAACATACTTAGATATTAAAAAGCCTAGTGTTGCTAAACAAATAGAGTGGTGTGTGCCACAACAGTTAAAACTTAACGACAGTGACCTAATACAGTTAATAAAAACTAAAAAACCAAACATTCTTGCTACTACACACTATATTTGGAATTATAGGGAATTATTAAAACAATTAGAAAGAATCAAACCTTTAATAGATCCTAACATTGTTATTCTTGCGGGCGGGCCTAGTGTAGATGTCAACGTTAACCCCGATTACTTTAAGGACTATAATTTTATCGACTACGCATTTTACGGACCAGGCGAAAAGGCCTTTGCAGGCTTTATTGAGTCTTTAGTTAATAATACACCTTTAGATAAAACTAAACTTACCAATATGGCCTGGCCTGACTCTAATAGAAATGCCATAGTTGCAGACTACGAATATGTTCCACAATTAAAAACAAGTCCTTATCTGCACAGCAAAGAACTGCTAAAAGATATTGTAGATGATATGAACGCACAGGATCTGAGCCCAATCATATCATATGAACTTACCAGAGGTTGTCCTTATACTTGTACCTTCTGTGATTGGAACAGTGGCTTTGGTAATAAAACCACACGCAGGAAAGAGAGTTACAAAGATGAAATAGACTTGTTTCAAGAACTTGGAGTAACAGGGCTATTCTTAGCAGATGCTAATTTGGGACAATATCAAGAAGATGTTGATATGGTAGAATACTTTGCTGATAGAAACATAAATCATGATGCAAAGTTTAAACTTGACTATACTGTTAGTAAATTAAGAAAAGACAACAATCTAAAAATCTTTCACAGCATGGCTAAAGCAAATCTCTGTACACACTTTGTGATATCAGTACAAGATACCAACGACCAAGTACTAGAATATATCGACAGACCTGATGTGGGATGGGACGTACATAGGAAGCACATAACAGCGTTAGCAAAAGAATATCCACATATTCCATCAGTTGTGCAAATCATACAAGGACTCCCTGGGCAGACGGTTGACTCATTTAGAAAAAGTCTATTAGACGTAGTGAGTGTGCATGCTATGCCTTTTATATATGTAAACGAACTAGTACCTGCAAGTCCGGCAGCAAGAAGTCAGGAATACAAAGATGTTTGGAACTTTGAATATAGTGATGCACTACGCTGGGACTACATGGGCAAAGATGAGTTTCGCAGTCCGTTCTCAATGACTTGCAAGTCCTTTACTAAAGAAGATTTTTTAGAGATGACTTTATTGAGCTTAATTTATACAGCAATTGGACATTACATAGTTTACACAGTAGATAAACAATTTAAAAATATTGATTTTAATGTAGACAAAATAGTAGACGAGTTTCTAGCAAGTGAAAATTATTATATATTAAAAGATAACTTATGGAATAACTGGCAACACCATAATAAGTTTTATTGGACATCGGACATGGATGGTTCACATGTGGACGAATACTTAACAGCCTGCTCGATGCCTGTGTGCGATCTAGTGCCTAGAGTAAACAATAATCAAAGTTTCCTAAAATGGACGTTAAAGCATCTCTCACCAACAACAGACGATCTTGCTAAGAAAGAATATGCAAAATTTATTATAGAACAGGTTAAAACTAAATGATATGAGCAATAAAACACTTTATGTATTTGGTGATAGCTGGCCTGCAGGCGCGGAACTACATGACAACGTAAAACAAGGATTTCCTTATCTAATTGCGCAAAAAAATGATTACCTATTAGATAATCTGAGTCAGTCATGCACATCTCTTGAACAAGCAACTTGGGAATTTGTTAAATCACTTGAACGCAAACCAATTAAAGGAGGGGATATAGTACTATTCTGTATTACTAATCCCGACAGAAGTTGGTATTGGAACGACGGATACCCGGCGGAAATACATCCGAGAAACACAAATCACCCAGTTGGTTCAAAGTATTACAAGTATATTTACAGTGAGGACCTAGCACGTGCTAACGCTATTAAGGATCTACTAATGGTGTATGGATGGTGTAAGACTTTAGACGTAACATGTCTATTTGTTTACAACTGGACTACACCTCTGCAAAGCAACTCTACAATGCCAGGAATAAAACTACTATCTACTGAACTATTTTATAACAAGTCACTTCATGAAATAAGTGGAGCAAATGTTCCTCAAGGAGATCATCCAGATCACCAAGGTCATCAACGAATAGCAGAAGAACTGTCTGCATGGATCAAAATACATGATAACTGAACGATATGAGTACAAGCCAATTAATAGAGTTAATGTTGATGGCAAACGATACTATGCAACACCCACCGGTAACAAGTTGCCCAGTGTAACTACCATACTGGATCGCACCAAACCCGAAGAACAAAAGCAAGCTCTGCGCAACTGGAAGAAGCGTGTAGGCGAAAAGAAAGCACAGGAAATCGTA